GGTGCAAAGTCCGTCATGTCCTTAACAAGCTGTTGGTGTACTGCTTCTGTGACTGCTACGTCCTGTATACAGTAGTCAATCATCTCTTGTGAAAGGCAAGAAAAGTCGGAGTGGTCACCCTTGGGAAAGCCTAATTCATTCCCCCAGCTCCTCAAGGAGTGACCACCTGACTTACTAGGGTCAAACAGACGTGACAACACCAGAGTGTCCACTACCCTCTCAGAGGCCACAGAAAGCCCCCAGAGACGTTCTAGCACTGGGAGATCATAACCTATTAGGTTGTGTCCACAAACGCTCACAGAGCCTTCTAGAGCCTTACAGAGGGTGTCGGGGGTGGTGTGTACGGTATCAACACCGTTTTCCCGTGTTACGACGCACCAGATAGTCGTAGGGTTTAAACCGTCAGCTTCCAAGTCAAGATAAATCAGAAGTCCGCTCCTATATTTGGATTAGGTACTTCCGACATCCTACCTGTGGTTTCGTCGTACTGCAACCAACAAGCAGGGCCTGTCTGTCCTGAGTAACGATTCTTAAGCACACGGACCAGAGAAGTGTTTCTTATTTCTTCATCGTCGTGCTGCTGGTCACGCTCCATACACATAACTATGTCCGACAGTTGTGCAATGGACTGTGACCCCCTTAGTTCACCCAGAGATATAGGGGAGCCTTCCTCGTGTGACTTACCTTGTGAGCGTCTGAGGTGTGACACGAGGAATAAGCTTATACCTGTTTCAGCTACTAAAGTGCGTAGCTTGGTCATTATTTCGTCAATGGCCTTTCGCTCGTCTCCTGACTCTTGGGAAGACACGACGATGGACAGGTGATCCAGTACGACATACCTGCAGTCCAAGGCCTTTGCCATGTAGCGAACACGGGAGAGGAGGTTATCCGCAGAAGTTGACCCCCAATGGTCGAATAGGTAGTAACGTCCTGTTCCCAGTGTGGCCTCCCAGTAGGGCCGAAGGTTGTCCACTGGCGTGTCCTCTTCCAAGTGAAGGGGCCTGTTTGCCGCCACCGACATGATACCAAGAGTTGTTCTGGGTACGTCTTCTTCGAGGGCCAACACCCCAATATTTCCTTCGCATCGCTGTAACAAGTCATGCTCAATTTCTCTGATGAACTGTGACTTGCCCATACCACTACCGCTGGTGATCGTAACGAGTTCATACGGCCTATGCCCCCTTGTTAAGTTATTAAGGCCTTCCCAAGGATAAGGGACGGACTTGACTTTCCTTTTTTCTACGAGGGCGTCCCAAGTGTCCTCCCCTGCAATGATACCGTCAGGACGATAGGTTTTGGCATTCCACCAAGCTTGAGTAAAGTCCTTGACCCTGTTAGCCATGAGCATGTCACTGGCGTCCTTCAAGGGTAGCTTTACTATTTTTAGCTTGTTAGGACTAAAGAGGTCCTTAACTTGTTCCAGAGCGGCTTCCCCTGCCTTGTCGTTATCAAAGCAAAGGACTACGTTTTCATAACTTTCGAGCCACTCCAGTTGTTCCTTGATTTCCTTGGCAGCGTTACTAGCGCCTGACCGTAGGGACACTACGTCGTACTGTTTGTTGAACATCTCGTACACAGCTAAGGCGTCTAGTTCACCTTCTGTGATTGTTATGAACTTGTTAGTAGTGCACTGTTGTTGTCCAAAGAACCCTGCTTGGCTACTGTCACCTGTTGTGTAGAAACCTTTGGTTTTAACTTCACGGGCCTTTGCAGCAACTACTTCGTTCGTGTCTACATTATAGTAGGGGTAGTAATGCTTAACGATCTCCCCTGTGCTGGAGTACTCCACGGTAACACCAAAGCGTGAACAGGTGTCTTGGGAAATACGTCTGTTGGGTATGGCGGCCACTACACCGCCCATGCTAAGTGGTTTGGCTTTTGGTAATGTTTCAATGGACACTACGCTGTTACCTCGTGTGTGGTAATCACAGACGGCACTAAAGCAATGTGTAGAGCCGTCATCGTAAATAGCAAGGGCATCCGAAGATGAACACTTCGGACACCCTTCGTGACGTATGAACTTAGCCACTATTTAGAAGTCCGCTAATTCGGACTCAAGCATTTCAGATTCCTCAAGTACCTTAACGGCCTCAAGGTAAGTAGCCACTCCGTGAACAGGGTGGGCGTTACCTAGTTTAAACTTCAGGCGCACCTTAGAGTTATAAGGTACTTCACCTTGGTAAGGATTACCGTCAGCGTCAAACAACTTAATGTCGTACTTGGACTTGAACTTACGCTGCTTGTTTCCTTGGTAGTCCTTAATTTTAACGCCCTGTGCAGCCAAGGTAGTTGCGTCGTCTTCTGACATTGTGATCGTCATTGAGTACGCCCCTGTGTCCTGACCATTGAACACGTCGTGTTTAGTTACGTTGCTGAAGTTTACAACACCTTCAATTACATTTGTCATATGGAATAGTCTCCGTTGTCGTCTTATGGCGCATTATTGCAACCATACTAATAGTATACCTCTGTTTTTAAGCTTTGTCTAGAATTAATCCTCCTCTGGTTCAATGCTTTGGAACTCTTCGTCTATAAAGTTGTACTCTGAATCATGGATTTCTGTCTTCAATAGTGCCAACGCTTTGTCCTCTGTTTCTGCAGAGATACGATAGACGTGCTCTATTGTTTCAATAGTTTTAATACGGTACGTATTCACTGTTCACCCTCCGCTTGCGGTAGTTCATCACTGGCTAGAAATAGTATTTTGTCCAGTGTTGACTTTGTCATAACCACGTTACCACGGTCATCAAAGGACAGCTCTAAATCCTTCCTGAGGACAAACGGAATACCACCCCAAGGGTCGGCCTTCATGATGTCATTCGTCACTGTACGGGCTTGTGTGTAGCCTAAGCAGTAGATGGAGTAGTCACCACCATCGACCACATAGATACTCTTTTCGTCTATCGACATCTTCTGTCCTCCTCGTCTTGATTATAGGGAATGATGTCCCAATCACGGTACACTAAGTCGTCAATAAACGCTTCACGCTGTTGACACTCGTCATAAGAACCCACAGTTAATACCCTGTCTATCCAAACACCGTCACAAGCATATTCCCAAGCAATTAGTTGATATTTACTCATACTTAAGTTACTCCTAAGTTTACTAATGTAGTTTACTACTATGTTTACTTCTTTAGTATTACTACTTTAGTTTACTTCTTTAGTTTACTTCTAAAGTTACTACTTAAGTAATACTTTAGAAGAGGGTATCATAATCATCGTCAATTGTCAATGACCCATATGGGGTATCTATTTCCTCCTCTAGGGTTATTCCCCCGTAATTAAAAGTAGAATTAAGGCAGTAATTACAAAGATCAATAAAGTTACCATGTGTATCCTTCTTAGTTAGTTCGTGGTCTTCTAAGATTCTATTACAAGCTTTACACCTCATAGGTTTTCTCTCCAGTGAGGGCCATAGATGTCTAAGAAATTTTCTTCTATTTCAGAATAGGTCATTGTTTTTATCCTTTGTTTAACCTGAAGTCTAAACATCTCTACTTCGTATTCTTCTATCATAGAAGTCATATAGAGGAACTCATTAAGTTCCTCTGTAGTAAAGATAGACTGTGGGTCTGGTGGCAGCATTTGCTCAACCATAGTAGTCACTCTTAAGTTTATTTATAACTTTATCAATGACTACCTGTTCAGCCTTTTTCCACTCCTCTAGGTCATCTAATGGTTCTTCATTGTCCGACTCTAGTTGGTCGTAGTAATCATCGTGCCAGTATTCCCAACTTTCTTTTTCCATTGTTATGCCTCCTTTGCACCAATGTAGCGTTGAAGTTTACCATATGCCCTAATTTTTTTCAAAGCATTACGTTCTATTACTTGAACTTGAGCCCTAGATATGCCTAGGGCCTTAGCTATTTCCTCGTGTGTCATAAAGTAGTCTGAAGGTTTACCGTGGTACTTCATTAGTCCAGTACCCCCATTTTCCGTGCAAACTCTATACGACTATTGTAATCCTCTAAGGCCTCGTCATGTTCATTGTGGATCAATAAATTACCCATAATGTCACCGTCTTGACGCCATACGAAGTAGGCATTGTTGATATGGGAAAAACCACAGTAAACCGTGGTTTTCCCTTTGTTCATTGTGCGTGACGTATAATAGTCAACATTAGATTTCATTGGTTACTCTCCAAAATTTTCATTTAGTGTATTCCAAATACCCTCTGCGTACTCATTAGCAGAATAATCACTAATAACGATCATTGGGTCATATTCGGAACCGTTGTTATAGATAAGTAGGAACCAAGCTAATTGGTTATTGTCCTTATCCTTTATAAAGAACTCGTCTTCATCACCTAGGGCCATGTTACTAAGTATTTCCACAGCATCCCTAGAGTTTTTTACTTCGTATTCGTGCTCCCCTGCTATGGAAACACTAATGCTATTTCCTCTATTAGCTAGGCCTAGGATAACCAGCGCTTGTAACACTGGTCTCTCTATTGGCATTGCGCCTTTTGGTTCATTGTGCATATTAATCACCTTCATAGTTGGTTTTAAAAACTTGGGGAATATTCTCATTTCACTAGTTCCTCTATTCGTGACTGTGGGACAAATTCAGCTTCACCAGCGTTATTTGCTCTTAACCACTGGTTGATGTGCTTACTAGTGGTTATAGAGTATTTTTGCTTAGTGCGTAGGAAACGACCACTAGGCAACATAGCGGCCACTGGTGTTTCATAGCTAAACAGTACGTGCATAGGACCATTAGGTAGGTCGAATGTCACTTGGGTTTTATTACTACCGATGGGTGTTAGCTTCATTTTCTTTTTCCTCTGGTTTTTTACTTTCGTTAACATTGGTTAAAACAGTGTTTAATTCTTTTAGCACATCATTAGCATTATTTAAAGAATCTAAACGCTTAGATGCCTCTAATATTTCTTTAATGTTCATTTCTTACCCTCCAATTGATACAGCGAAGGCCCCAGTATTACCTAGGGCCTGTCCTTTATCAACTGTGAGTGTATCCGTCGGGTTCAATAGCTAAAAACATATTGCACCATTTAACGACTATTGCAGGATCTCCGAACAGGGGCATTGCAGACCGTCTAAATTGTAAATAGGTCATGCCTTGGTCCGATTGTTTCCATTTACGCAATAAAGCCTGTTGTTGATTTTTGGTTATACCTAAAACACGTTGTTCCATCTTAATAGTCCTCATAGTCCCAGTAATCACGGTTTTTATTAAAGTAGGCCTGATCGTGTAAGGCCTCAACCCACATACTACGGGCCTCTTCAAATTGCTCCCGCAGCTTTTCCAGTTCGTCATATGCGTCGTCAGCATCCGACCAAGTGCGACGAGAGGGCCGGAACTCCGACCCGCATTCGTCAATACCCATCACGATATAAGACATTAGTAATTCCTCCCCCATTCCTCGTGAACGATATAGTCGTCGTTATCATCCCCTGAATACTTAGGGACCACTGTTACGAACTGCAGGAACGAACACCCGCAACAGTCGTGTTCGTGACTACAACGAAACCAGTAGTGATCTCGCATCCAGTCTGCGACCCATTGGTCAATAACGTCGTGGGGCGCGTTGGCCCCGTACAGTTCATAGTAAAAGCCAAATGAGGACATATCGTCCTCATAGTCAGCCCGTGAAACGACCTTGCACCCAAATTCGGATGCAAGCTCGTTGGATAGTCTGGACTCTCTCATTATTCCTCCCTGAGGCCTCTAAGGGCCTCCCGTACTGTTGATAGGTTGAACTTAGCGCCGTCCGGTGTGGTGGTACCGTCTAGCCCAAAAAACCACAGGAAAGATCCTGCGGCGTCGTTGATGTCCTCGTGGGCCTCCAGAACAGCTTTGCACTGTTCGTACCACCACTCGTCGTTGGACAACCAGAGGGCCACGTTCCAGTGATCCCACGACTGGTGGCCGTTGTAACCCTTGGTTGTGATTTTGATGACCTTTCCCATTAGTACCTTCCTCCGATAGTTAATGAAGGGAACAACGGCATGTCCATGTCCCAGTAGACCTGACGGTCTCCCTTTGCAAAGACTTGCTTATTACTGTCTTCCCAACTGTCGAGATCGAATGTGCGAGAGGACC